AGGTGCAGCTTTTTCATTAGTATTCTCAGGAGATGCTACAACAGGATGGACTTACACGGAGAAATAATATGTCAAATTACGAAGCAACAAAATACGATTTTTCAGGAGCAAACCTTACAGGTATCGAAGGAATTCCTACAGCTACTATTGTGCCGTGGTCTTCTGCATCAGTGCCAGCAGGTTTCTTAGAGTGTAATGGTCAGGCAGTTTCAAGATCAACGTACTCTGCATTATTTGCAATCGTAGGTACAACTTATGGAGCTGGAGACGGTTCATCAACTTTTCTTGTACCAGACTTACAAAATAATGTAGCAGTTGGAAAATCAAATAATAAAGCTTTAGCATCTACTGGTGGAGCTGACACTGTATCCTCAACTGGAAACATTGCTGGTTCAACAGCGAATGCAACTTTATCTACAGGACAACTTGCATCGCACTCCCATAGTAATACTCAGTATGGACAACCTACAGGTAATCCTAATACTACTAGATTCCGTGCTGGAAACCAATGGACATCTGGCGCTCACACTGCTAATTCTAACAACGCTGGATCTGGACAAGGTCACTCTCATAATATGAGTGCAAACTTTAGTGGAGATGCAACATCAGTTTTACAACCTTATTTAACAGTGATATATATTATTAAAACGTAGGAGAAAAAATGGCAACAAATTCAAATTGGACAGTAGTATTCGAAGACAAACTTATTATTAAACAAAGTGGGGATGCAGCTGGAACTAGTCACAAAATTGATGATAGTGCTTTTTGGAGTCACTCTAAATTTTCAAATATTTGGGCCATTCAATATGGAACATCAAATTCAGGTGATACTGTAGAATACAGAGATGGGACCTCTCATTCTAGTTGGGAAGATGCCAACTTAGGTGATTTTTCAGATTTTACTAATAGATGGGACTCAGCTCACTTAGCTCACTTACAATTTAATTGGGACAATGATAATATTGATGAAGAAACTGAAGCAGATAAAATTGCTAGATTAGGTGCGAGACCTACTTCATACTCCTCTTAACATCATCCAAGAAGTTATAATATATTTTTCACCTGCTAAAGGTGAGTTTCCTCTATGAACATAAGGAAAAGCAGCGGGCCAAATAACTATTCTACCCTTTTTAGGTTTTACTCTTTTAGAAAAATGTAAAAATTCTGTTTCTCCACCTTCTTCTACATCATTTAAATATATTGAAAAAACAAATGCTCTAGGTTCTTGGTCCCAACCTTTTCCATGTTCAACGTGCCAAAGATGATAACCTTCTGTAGGCAAAGTTTTTTGAATTTTTAAAGTAGTATAATGAAAAGGAACACCATAGGAATCTTCTGCTCCAGTATTTTGAATATAATGATTCCAGGCTATATCAAAATTTACTATAATTGGTTTTAATGTTTCCCACCATACATCCATAGTATTAGTAGACGCAAAAAATTGTTGATCTTGTTTATGTAATATAGATGCTCTTTCAAAACCTATTCTATTAATTGTATTATTAAATTTATTTTGGTCTTCAAATAATTGTATTGCTTTATTACATTCTTCTTTAGTAATGTAATTATCATATACACCTATAAAATTATTTATATTAACTGTTTTTTCGTTCATTTATTTTCCTTTATTTTATAAACATTTGTATTGATACTCTTGGTATAATTGGACTTAACACAGGATTAACTTTATGTTCAAGAGGAGCTTTTATTATTACTAAAGAATTACCTACTACAGGTATAAAACCATGATTGTTTTCTGACTTAAACATTAACTCTCCACCAAACTGAGTATTCCATCTGTTATTAATATAATATGTTGCTCCATATGTCCAACTGCCATCATTATGCCAATTAATACCTGCTCCTTTTTCCATATAATGAATATTACTAAGAATATCTTTAAAATTTTTTAATTGATAAAATTGATTATGATGAGTTAAAGTTTTTAATTTTTCAAATGGGGGATAATTTTTTACCCCTACTCTTTTTGGAGGAACTATATTATTTATTAATTCCTCTGACCATATATCTTTAGATGAATGTAGGTTTATTTTATTACGTTCTTTAAATATAGAATCATGAATACCTTTATAAGTAGAATAATCTAAAAAATTTTGAATATAATAAAGTTTATCTGGTATTGAATATATTAATTTCATGATTGTAAAAAACAATTAATTGAATATCTAGTGCCTTTTATTACGGGTTCAGTTCCATGAATCCAAATAGGTTCTGCCGGGAATATCAAAGCATCTCCAGTTTTAAATACTTCCTTAATTTGACCATTAAAAAATTTAAACTCTCCTCCTTCATAATCTTCATTTAAATTTAAGGTACATGAAGCCCTAATATCTGAACTAACATCTGTATGATCTTTAATACAATGTCCTGTTTCATATTTTAATATTCTAATATTTGAACTAGAATTAATTAAATTATTATCGAAAGAAGGACAGATATTTTTTTGTATATGAAAAACATAATTTGTTATCATTATGGATATAAATTTTTTAGCTTCGTTTAAAGCGTATAATATATCTTTATTGGGGTTATTTATTTGAGATAGATTTAAACATTTAAAATTATCTTCTTCAATTTTTTTAGTTTCATATTTATAGCTTTCTTCTGGGAAACTTAATTCCGGATATTTTTCAAAAATATTTATTATTTTTTGACAAACACTTTTAGGAACTAATCCATTGAGTCTATACTTTAAATCTGATATTTTATGATTGTAAGGCATGATTTAATTTTTTTGCATATTCAAAATGATTATTTTCTACAATATTAAAGATTAAACTGTATCTATTGTTGTCCCCTTGATACAGATCAAAACCATGTAATATTTGAGGTGGAAATATATAATAATCACCTGGCTCTGGTGTTATTTTTAAATTTAATTCAGGCAGTATTAAATCACATCCTTTTGTTAAATATAATATACCATGTAAACATTGATGTGTATGATAATTTAAACTGTCTCCTTTTTTTATTTCATTACCCCAGGCATTTTCAATAGTCTTTCTTTGTAAAAAATGTTTAAATATATCGGGATGTGTAGTTTGATGTTTATTTATTAAAAAAGTTATAAAATTAATGAAATCAGGTTTATCTATAAAATAATTCCAATCAGTCATGCCGCCTTTTACATTGGTGTAATTTTTCATTTTAGAATCTAAATTAGATTTTATAGATATAATAAAATTATGTATGATTTCTGGATAAGAATAATTACCAAATATAATATTTATAGATCTAGGATAAGTAATATTTAAACTACTTTTATTTTCATTTAATTGATTATTTTTATCTAGTAAGCTAATCATTTCTGTTTAAGGCGTATACATATAATTTATATCACTCTTTTGTAAAGTCAACACAGCATCATTAAAAGTTTCCACTATTGGATAACCTTTTAAATTAAATGATGTATTCAATAATATAGGTACTCCTGTTTTTTGATAAAATAAATTTATTAAATCATAGTAATTAGGATTTTGTTCACGTTTTAAAGTTTGAAATCTACAGGTATTATCAACATGAACACACGCAGGAACTTGATCAATTGATTTTTGTTTAGCATCGATAGCAAAGGTCATGTAGGGCGATTCATCTAATGTATGCATATCTAAATAATCATGTCTATATTCATAGAGAATTGTTGCGGCAGTTGGTCTCCACCATTGCCTACCTTTTATTTTATTTACTATTTCTTTTGCATCTTTATTTCGTGGATCAAATAACATAGAGCGATTACCTAACGCACGTGCTCCCCATTCAGAGTGTCCTTGAAATATAGCAACTACTTGTTGATCTAATATTTTCTCTATTGCTTCTTCTTTAGTTTTTAAAATTGTGTGCATAATTGGATGCTGCAAAACCTGCACCAACTGCTGTTCCTCCATCATGAGCTATTGGATCTACAAAAAAATTTAATTCAGGAAAATATTTTACAAGTTTAAAATTATTAGAACAATTTAAGTGATATCCCCCTGACAATATAATATTTTTACAATCACTATAAGTCATTGCTTTTTCAATTAATTTTATTCTTTCTTGTAAAGTTTCTTCTTGTGCTTTATGTGCAAGTTCTAAAACATTTTTATCTAAATTTGTATCTGTATTTTTATATGCAGCTATACCCATTAATTGTCCTTCTTCATTATTTTTAAAACCTGCTTCTTCTCTATATTTTAAATACTTTAAA